TGAAGGCAAATCACTAAATGAAGTTTGCCCGTCTTTTCTTAGGAACCGCTGGGACACGATTAACGCCCGCATGAACGCCTTCTATAAGTCCTTTTCGACCGCTAGAATAAGCATGGATATGCATTGTTTCTTTGACCTTGTGCCCGAGAGGTTTTTGCTAGAATATTGTGAGGTTAAAAATAAGATCACAGATCATGTTATTAAGGCACATAAGAAGCCCGCTAACTATGACTTTATGAGAAAACTATCAGAGTTGGCTTACGATATCGGACAAAGAAAACTCAATGTTGATTATTCGGAAATCGCCCGTGAAAGCCACCAACTTAAGGTTCGCAACTTTATAAAGAAGTCGAAATATATAAAGCCGTATATTAGATACAACATGTATGGCACAAAGACAGGGCGCATGACGACATACAAGGGGTATTTTCCTATCTTAACTCTTGACGGCGATTATCGCTCTATTATCAAGCCGACAAATAATTACTTTGTAGAGTTTGACTATAATGCAGCAGAACTTCGCGTTCTTCTCGGTCTCGCTGGCAAAGAACAACCCCGCGAGGATTTACACAATTGGAATTTAAAGAATGTGTTTAAAGGTGTTGGAACTCGCGACCAAGCAAAGAAAAGGATCTTCTCTTGGCTTTATAATCCGCAATCAAAAGATGAGTTGCCAACAAAATATTATGACCGTGAAGGCATCTTGAGAAAATATTGGAATGGGCAAGTTGTTGTTACTCCGATGCATCGCGTAATTCAAGCGGATAAACACCACGCACTAAACTATTTAATACAGAGCACGACAAGCGATATCGTGTTGTCACGAGCATTTAAAATTGCAGAGAAACTTAAGGACAAAAACTCCTTTATTTCCTTCACCCTTCATGATAGTGTAATAATTGATTTTGATGATAGTGAACGCGAATTGATAGGAGAGTTGTTGGCGTTATTTTCCAACACTCCTTTTGGCAAGTTTCAAGTTAATTTAAGCGCTGGCAAGTCTTACGGCGATATGAGGAGAATTGAATGGACACAATAGTGGGCTTGGGCAAAGCTGGGTGTGCTATAGCTGATAAGTTCTTTGCTTATCCTCAGTATAAGGTTTATAAGATCGATTGCGAGGGGCTTAATAATAAAGAAAAAAATTGTTATTTACTTAAGCCCCAAGAGAATCCCGAAGAATATGAAAAAAGTGTTCGCTCAATGAAAACTTTTTTTAAAGATGCGACGGAAGATGTTCTTTTTGTTTTATCTGGCTCTGGGATGATCTCTGGCGCCGCATTACAAATTTTAAAAAGTCTTCAAGATAAAAATATTAATATTCTTTATATCAAGCCAGACTTGGAATTTCTTGGGCACACAAACATCATGCAAGAACGTGTTGTAAGGAATGTTCTACAAGAATACACTCGTTCTGGCTTGTTCAGTCGCATCTTTCTTGTTGATAATAAGAAAGTAGAGGAAGTTCTTGGTGAGGTTCCTATCATTGGCTACTATGATAAGTTGAACGACCTTATTGTCTCCACCTTTCACATGGTCAATGTATACAACCACCAAGAGGCAATCCACGCAACCCCATTTGACACGGCAGAGACAACACGCATATCCACACTTGGAATATTAAATGTGGACGAGGGCGAAGAAAAATTGTTTTTTTCCCTTGACAACATTCGGGAAAAGAGTTATTATTATGCTATCAACTCAAAAGTTTTAGAAACAGACGGGAAATTGTTGCGAAGGCTAACAGACACTATTAATAAAAACGTTGGCAAAGACGTTCGCGCCGGCTTTCAGGTTTACTCTACTTCTTATGATGAAAGCTACGGCTATTTGGTAGTAAACACTGAAAAAACAAACAATTAGGAAATTATTATGAAAACGTTATTGACAAAAGCATTAAACTTGGGTAGAAAATATTGGAAACGAGGATTGATTATTGCAGGGCTCTCCGCAGTGGGCACCTATGCCGCACTTGAGGTCCACAAGGACGGAATTGAAATCGGAAAGAAAGTTGGACGCTGTGAAATGGTATGCGTTATAATGCAAGGCGACTTTATTGCTTTGGATGAAGACGGTTGCCAATGTGAATTTTTTGATGGCTTCACTTTTACCATCCCAGTAGATCCAGATTATTTTGAATAAAAAACTTTACAGCAAACAAAAACTATGTTATATTAAATTTAGCAAGGTGAGAGAGTTATCACCTTGACTCTAGACCAAACAGTCACAAAGGAGAAAATACAATGGCGATTGATTTAGATAAAATGAAAGCCCGCAAAGCGGCACTTGAAGGAAAGGGTGGTGGAAACCGCGATACGTTCTGGCGTCCACAAGATGGCGAACAAACAATTCGTATCGTTCCTACCGCAGATGGCGACCCCTTCAAGGATTATTGGTTTCACTACAATGTAGGAAACAATCCTGGGTTTCTTAGTCCGAAGAAGAACTTCGGTGAAGATGATCCATTGAACGACTTTGTTCGGAAGCTTTTTAATGAGGGCACCGAAGAAAGCATTAAGATGGCGAAGTCTCTTATGGCTCGTCAAAGATTTTTCTCACCCGTACTTGTACGTGGTGAAGAAGATAAGGGTGTTCGTATCTGGGGATACGGAAAGATGGTATATGAGCAATTGCTCAACCTCGTTCTGAATCCCGAATACGGAGATATTACCGATACAGAGACAGGAACGGATCTTGTCCTGCACTACGGTAAGCCCCAAGGAGCGAGTTTCCCTCAAACGAAACTTACTCCGCGTCGTCGCTCTTCACCCCTCTGTGATGAGGCTGTCGGTGGCGATGATCGCTGTGCGGAATTGCTTGAAAGCATTCCTGAGTTTGATACGCTCTTTGAGCGTAAAACGCCAGCAGAAGTAGGCGCACTTTTGGATGCTTACCTGCTTGGCGAAGAAGGCACCAGCGAGGAGACTAATACTACAACCCCTCCTCCTTCTACTGACACAGTTTCCTCTGTTGATGCTGCCTTTAACGAACTCATGGGAGCGTAATCCCGCGCCCACAGGGAGGCACAGGGTAATCAGGTGCCTCACACCCTTATTTTGGAGAATAAATGCGAATGGCTAAAACAAAAAGCACAAAAGCCGGTAAACTTAGTTTGTCTGATATGCGTGCTCTCATCAATAAACGGGCAGGCTTAGACGTTGCACACGACCTGACTAACGAAAACCCAACAGAGGTTAAAGACTGGATTCCAACTGGCTCACGCTGGTTGGATTCGATTATTTGCCGTGGTAAACTTTCTGGTATCCCTGTTGGTAAAATTGTTGAGATTGCAGGACTGGAAGCGACTGGTAAATCTTATATGGCAGCACAGGTTGCCGCAAATGCTCAAAAGATGGGCATTGATGTTATTTATTTTGATTCGGAGTCTGCAATTGATCCCGGCTTTCTTGAAAAAGCAGGATGTGACTTGAGCAGTCTTCTTTATGTCCAGGCAGCCTCTGTTGAGTTTGTTCTGGAGACTATTGAAGATCTTCTCGCGAACAATGACAATCGCATGTTGTTTATTTGGGACTCGCTTGCACTCACGCCTGCCATTTCAGACATCGAGGGCGATTTTAACCCTCAGTCTTCTATGGCTGTAAAGGCTCGTATTCTTGCCAAGGGAATGTCTAAATTGACAGTTCCAATTGCGAACTCTCAATCAACATTCTTGGTTTTAAATCAATTGAAGTCAAACATCACTCGCTCGCCTTCCGAGGCTATGACGACCCCTTATGTAACACCGGGCGGAAAGGCTATGATTTATGCCTATTCGCTCCGCATCTGGCTGACAGGGCGAAAAGCCAAGGCATCCTTTGTCACTGATGACAAGGGTTTCCGCATTGGTTCGGAGGTTAAGGTAAAGTTGGAGAAATCCCGCTTTGGAACCCAGGGAAGGCAATGTAATTTTCGCATTTTATGGGGTGATGAAATCGGTATTCAGGATGACGAAAGCTTATTTGATGCTATTGCAGGTTCTCCCAACTTAGTTCGTACTGGTGCTTGGTATACACTTCTTGATTCGTCTGGAGAAGCCTTGGGTCCAAAGTTTCAAGCTACCAAATGGACTGAGCGCTTGCAGGAAGATGACTTTCGTAAGCGAGTGTATGAAATTATGGACGAAGAGGTTATTTATAAGTTTGACAATCGGGAAGGAAATGCTTCAGATTTTTATGAGGAAGATGAATAATACGAACTAATTATACGTCTAAACAGTATAATTAAGCGATAGGAGTAGAAATGAAAAAGCTTATTACAACAGCACTATTTGGTGTTTTCTTGTCAGGATGTGTGGCACACGCTCACCCGCCATCGTCACACTCACACTACCAGGCTCATAAGCCATATCTTGTAAAGGCTTGGGTTTGGTCGCCAGGATATTATCGTGCCAACGGAGTTTGGATTCGAGGGCATTGGTATGTTGATCGTGTTCAGCGATATAAATTGAATCGATATCCTCGCACTCACATTCGGTGGGTAGAAGGTCGAAGAAGACCTGTCAGACCGGATCGTCCGCATCGATATCATCGCGGGAACAGACATCGACACCCGCATAGACACCGCCATTAAAAAATACTTGACACCTCTACTTGGATATGCTATATTTCTAATGTAGAGGT